GAACATATTTTTATGTTTCTCAAAGAATTAAAATATTCTAAACATTATGAGAATATACATTTGATACATTACGAACTTACAGGAAAAGAACCTGATAATATCAGTCATCTGGAAGAAATATTATTGGAAGAATTTAAAATGATATTAGACGCTTACGATCAAAAATTTAAGAAAAAAATCAATAGAGTTAATTTCATTTCTACACATTATGTATTTTATCAACTTCTAAAAAAGCATAAACATCCTTGTAAAAAAGAAGACTTTATTATACTCAAGAATATCGATCGCAAGACTTTTCACGATGAAATATGCAGTGAAATCTTTGAATATCTTGGTTTTACTTTTACACCTATAGCTTAAATTTATATAATGGTTATATAAATTAAATTAATATCATTTTCTTTAAAGTAATTGGAAGGCGATTATCAAAAACATTCATTATCGTCGGTATTATTTTGTCTAATTTCTTACTCGTAACTGTTTCTAACATTTTCTCTGATAACTCGTGAATTTCTGGAATGCATAAAATTCTACAACCTATTTTAAACCAGATTTTAGAATTTTTATTTAACATTTTAAATTCATTATATTTCTCCGCAAATTTGAAATATAATATTCTTTCATTTTTTCTTAATTCTTCTTTGTTAGTCTGTATTATAAAAGGTGTAATATTTGGAATATTGTAAATGTTAAAAATTTCAAGAGAATTATTCAGATATGAAGAAGAAAATAGATAATTAGATTGTTTAGATTCTGGGTGAAAATCTATGTATTTAATTTCTCTTTTCTCTGGTGGTTTGTAGACATAAGGAATTTCAATGTTATTAATCATTTTACAAACATTAGGATAATTATTAAGGAGAATTTTTAATATTTCTAAATTGGATTTTAATTCTTGTTCTGTAGGATTTATCTTTTTCGGAAGAAATTTAAAAGACATATCGTAGTTTTTCCCTAAATCTTTTAACCATTCTAAATCTATTATTTCGTTAGAAAAAATGGAAATTTCTTTTTCGTGTTTGAGAATTTCTACAAATTGAGATACTACTTTAAAAGTATCGAATTTAGGACTGATTGTATTACATGTATGATATTCTTCACAATATTCTAAATCTAATTCATAATTCCTTGGTATTCCAGGATATATTATAGAAGAACGATCAAAATCATATATTTTTATTAAAATATCTGTGTACAATTCTACAAATCCTATTTCAGGAATATTAAAATAAATAACCATTGGTTTTATTAATTTTTCTACAAATATATTTCCAAAATGGAGATCATTATGTCTTAAACCGATATTATTAAAACAATGAAGTGTATAGAATATTTGAAACAGAGAAGAGATAAAAGAGGAAAAATTATCTTTTATTCCTTGACTTGTGAAATATTCTTGATATTTCACACCGTTTGAAAGTTCTAGAAAGAGAAAATTAATCTTTTTAGTATTATGTTGATATATATTTATATTATCTTTCATTTCTAAAAAAAGAGGTTTGTAAGTAATAGCATTGCAATTTTTATTAAAAAGATAAGAAACCAAACAAGGCGTATTTTTATTATTAACAAGTTTAGAAATGATATTTTTATAAATAGAGATTTCAACATCGAGAGAATTATCAAGTGGATTTTTAGGTTCAAAAGAACACTTTATAATTAGATTTCTTTTTATATTTAATTTTTTATCAATCTGTGTAGGATCTAAAAGTCCTGAAACAATTACAGAATTAGAAGACGAATTTTTCTCGTCTTGGGAGTAAATCTTTATATTTTCAATGTACTTTTCTATTTCACAACTATTCAAAGAAGAAAGTGTATTTTGAGAATTGGTTATCCAGTAATCTTTATAGGAAAAATAGAAATTGCTAAATTTGGGATTCTTTGTTGGTTCACAAATGTTCAAGTTTTCGTTAAAAGAACATTCTTTATTTTCATTACATTTCTTTTTTGAAAGGGAAGAACAAGGAATATCTTTTAAGTTTTTAATTATTTTTTGTTCTTTTTTATTTAAAGAAGAATCCAAAAGTGGTATCGGTGGAATATTATTATTCATGTTTATTTTATATTTAAAAAAGTATTTTTAATGTAAAAATGGAACAAGAAAATAAGAATGAAAACTCAAATGCTATAGTGGAAAAAAAGAAATACGCAGTAAAAAAGACGGAACAAGAATATAAAGAAAGTAAAAATCTCTATGCAATTTTGCAAGAAACCAATGGTGAAGAATGTGAAAGTTGGTATTATTTCATAAAGTATAATGGCAACGAAGAAGCTTTGCACAATCTAGCAAAACAAATAGAATCTGTGGAACATTGGTATGTTCTAGATGATCTTAGTGTTTTTGAAATGGATTTGGAATATTTAGTACATGAACAAACTGCTAAAGAGATGACAATGGTAGATTTGAATCATTGTTCCTTTCACAGAAAATTTGACGGTAAATTAGAAAAAATCAACTTAGGGTTCAAAGATCATTACAGTGATGAAAAGAAGATGAAAAAAGCTTTTAATGTTTTAGGCTATGGAAAGATAGAAGAATTCATTGATCAAGAAGATGTTGATGAAGAACTTTTAGTCAGTGATCACTCATCATCTTCAGATAACGAAGGAAGTAGTGAAAGCGAACCTGAAACTATCTCTTCATCTTCAGAATCTTCCAAGGAAGAAAAGGAAAATAAAAAGAAAGGTACTTTGCCTGGTAAAGTAGTTAAGAAAGAAAATCAAAAAACTATTCCAATTCCTGGTTTTGCAAAAGCTAAAAAGAAGAAAAAGAAGCACAATTAAATTTTATTATTTATTTTTTCAAAAAATCTTTTTTGAAAAATGTGGAAAGGGTTTTTTAATTAAACCAAAAAACCTAAACCACCATGTTTTCCAATGTCCCAATACATATCACCTATAGACATTAGAACTTTATAACCTCTTGTATTTACATCTAATCTTGCATTTTCTTTATATTTTTCTACACATTTGTAGATATCTGAGTTGCAATTATTCCTTTCAAAGAAATAAATAGCTTTGAAATTTTTTATTTGACATTTTTGTAAATCTAAAATTGTCTGATTAATAGAACTTACAGTTTTCGGTCTTGCTGTTATAAGTACTAAAGTAAAACCCTTTGATAAAGCAGAATTGTATGTATTTAAAACATCTTGGATTGGTTCCTCTGTATTACTATCTATCAATGTATCATCAATATCATAAATTACTACTGTATCTTCTGGGTTGTTTGTGGGATAAGAATTGATAATGTTAGTTATTGTATCAATAACATTTTTTCTTTTTTTGTATTTAAATTCTAGATCTTCCATTTATTCAAAAAAGAAAATTAGAAATGTTAAATGAATCATTACGAAACCAAAATTTGTTGATTAATGGATTTTATTTACGAAACCAAAATTTGTTGATTATAATTATTAAGAAAAAGATAAACAAAAGGAAGATTGTAAAAAATAACAAAAAATTTTTCTTCATTTTCTTATTATTTTCTAAAACTGTTAAAATAGTTGGTTGTTCTTTATTGCTATAAGAAGAAATACATTGTCTGAGACTTTGCAATGAATTTTCCGAAGAATTTGGTATACAAAATCCATCAGAATTTTTCCAATTTTTAGGAATTTCTTTGAAAAAATATAAAGGTGAAAAATAAAATTCTTTATTTGTAGAATTTGGTGTAAAAGAAATTGTATTATCTGTATTTTTGTATATTCTTATGGGTATTGTATTTGGTAATGGTTGTGTCCAAACCATCAATCTTAAACAATTTATATCTGTATCATAAGGATCTAATATCTCTGTAATATTCTGTGTTAGATTATTCTGATTATTTATACATAGATAATTAATACCGGGAGGTATAGGTCGAAAATCTGAAGAGACTGTATAATACATTTGAGAGTCTTCCATATTATTTTGAGGAGTATCAATAATTAATCCATTTCCATTATTTGTATATAAATAGATTTTTTGGAAATCTTTATTATCCATTTATTAATCCACGTTTTAAAAATCGTTATCTTTGATTTAATTCTTTTAATATATATTTTCTTATATCTTTGATTTTAATAGTATAAGGAACTTCTATAAGAATAATATTATTCTTTCTACAAAGATCTCGTTTCATATGATCTCTATATTGTTGATTTTGAAATGTTTCTTTATTTCTATGAAAATAGGGAACGAATTCATAATGTTGTCTACCATTATATTCACACGCTATTCCTAATTCTTCATTAAAACAATCTAATTCAAGATTGTTTCCAGATATTACATTTTTCAAAAAATTAGGTCTAGATTTATTAAAAGGTTTATTAAAGATAGATTCTAAAACATTTTTACATTCTAGTTCACCCTTAGACTCTGTAGTTCTTTTTCTGGTTGTCGTTATCTCTTGTGTATTATTATTGTAATTTGGAAAGTTTTCTTCGTTATTTATAGGAATTGTTGTTTTTAATATTTCTGTAAAAGTTTGTTTTTCCTTTCTGCGATTGAAAAAGAAACCTAGAATAAAAAATATAACCAAAGAAACGAGTATAATTTCAAAACCATAATTTTTCCAAAATTTTTCGATAGACATTATTTATTAATATTCGAAAATAGTTCAAAAATAAATATATTTTTGAAATAATAAATGAAGAAGACGAAGTTAAAACATGAAGTAGATTCCTTAATTAAAAATATTTCGCCTTATACATATATATGGGTTTCTAAGAAATTCAAAGAAAATTTAAACGATATTAATATTAAAGATTTAAAAATAGAAGATATTCCAAATCCTAAAAAGATAGAAAAGTTAGAAGAAACTTTAGAAGATATTGTAGAAAATGCAGAAAAATTTAGAAACAATTTTATTAAAGAAAAATTGTTAGAAAATCCCGATGATGATTATGCAATTGTTTCAGAAGATAGAATAGAAAAATATAAAATAGTAAAGGAATTTATCCAAGAAAAAGGATTAAAAATATATGGAGGTGTAGCAGTAAATTCTTATCTTCCTAAAGAGGAAAAATTATATGATAAAAATGACATTCCAGATTATGATATATATAGTTACGATCCTTGGAATCATGCGATAGAACTTGCGGATATTTTTTATAAACAAGGATATAAATATTGCGAAGCAAAAGCAGGGTTACATAAAGGAACTTTTAAAGTTTTTGTAGATTTATGGAGTGTCGCAGATTTCACTTATATACCAAAGAAACAATTTGATTTGATAAAAACAAAAAAGGTTAATAATTTAAACGTAGTAGAACCACTAAAATTATTGGAAAATATGTATAAAGAATTTTCAGAACCTTTATATGCACCAGATAGATGGGAAAAAGTGTTTATAAGAGAAAAATTGTTAAAAAAATATGCATTTCCTTTGGGAAAGAAAATTAATTGTGAAAATGTCTTTATAAATGCAGAAAAAGACAATAATTATTTTGTGAATGATTTAATTGAAGAATGTTTTCTTTTTCTTAAAAAGAAAGATGTTCTTTTCACAGGAGCACTAGCATATAATAAATATATGAAATTAGGAGAATCTTCGAGATTTGTAAGGGTTTCTTGTATAGATTTTTTAGGTATTAACGCTAAAAATGATATAATCGAACTTTATGAATATTTACTAGGTAAAGAAGATTCTTTGAGTTTAAACATTTTAACTTTGTATAATCCTGCAAGAGAATTGAATGATTATTGTTATCAGCTTAGAATAAATTTAGGAAATGGAGAATACAAAATAATAGCAAATGGTGTCTATTTGAATAGTTGTACACCTTATAAAACATTTGGAAAATTACATTATGCAAGTATAGATTACATAAAATATGATTTATATTATGATGTTGTATATAACGTTGAGAATTCTGAAGAAGAAAAGAAATGTATGATACAAAATTTAGAAATTGTTCAGACAGAATATTACAAGAAAAATAAGAAAACTGAATTTGAAGTTTCACCATTTCAAAGATTATTAAGTAAATGTAAAGGTCAATATGTAAATCCTCGTAAAAAAGCTATTCTAGATAGGTTTTTAGAAAAAGAAGAAAGAAAGTCTAAAATAGAAAAAACTTATGTCGATGGTTATAAAATAATAAAAATTCCTGAGAAAGAAATAAGTGAAATATGCGCGGGGAAAATGAAAGAAGATTGTGGTTATCCTTGTGAATATTTTAATGGAAAATGCAGAGATCAACGAAGTAGTTACATGGCAGGAAAGGAATCTGGAAGTTTATTAGAATAGATTTAGATAAAATTTTGCAGATTATCTATTTTGGTTATTGGGAAAGAAATTATTTTGTTTTCAAAACTATTTCTACTTTCTTTTTGAATTAGTTTATCTATTTTTTCTTTGTATTTTTGAGAATTTGTTGTAAATATTTTTTCAGTTGATAAATCTATTATACAATCATCAGAAATTAAATATATCATCTTATAATGTTCGAGAGTTTTCTTATACTTTATAAATTGTTTTTCATTGAAATCTTTCAAACCAAGTTTACATTCATAAAGAGTATTCGTAGATATATTTATAAAATCAAAAAAACAATTATTAAATTTAAATTGTGTACCTATTTTATCTTTATATTTATCTTTTAAAATTTCTTCCCAAAATATTTCTTGAATTTTTGATTTTTCTTTAGCTATTTTATAAGATTTATTTCCTTTATATTCTATACCTCCAAAAGATTTAATATCTTCTACAATTTTGGTTATATTAGGAAGATCATAAGAACTTAGGAATGTTTTAAAAGTTTCTCTAGAAATGTTATGTTTGGTTTCAAGAGTGTTTAACCAAGATTTCGGGGCTTTGATATCAAAGGGATTTATATTTTCATTATAAATGATTTTATCTTTGATATCTTTAATGAGAGAAAGGTAAAATTTATAGCAAACTTTTTCTTCTTGGTTAAGTTCTATTTTTAGTTCTTCAAGTGGAACAAGGTTAAAGTATTTGTAAGTTTTTAAAGGATCTTCTTTACTTTCAATATTTTGTTTTATAAAATATTCTGATGGATTATAATTTTTTATTTGATTATATAAAAATTCGTAATTGTTTTGAAACCAATCTTGACATAACAACCATTCGCAATATTTTCTATCTTGTAAGAGTTTGTCCATTTTATACCCTTTATACTTGCCAAATGTTATCGTATCTATTTCAAGATTTTTTAAACTCATTTATAATTGTTTTTTTGTAATTAAATAATTACAAAAGAAACTTTTAATCTTCTTTTGTTGTGTAAGGAATTTGTTTTTTACACAAGGGACATTCTTGTTTATATTTACACCAATTATTTATACAATCTTCATGGAAATAATGTTTACATTTTAAAAGTGCAACAGTTTCGTCTTGATGATCTTGTGAGAATTGGTTTTTACATATTACACATTCATCGCATATTTTATCTTTTATTTTGTCTAATTTTTTTAATTTTAGAGTGGGAATTATATTATCATTTCTTTTTAATTCTTCAGTATTATTGAAACTTCTTTGAAGAATATCTCTGATAATACTATTTGTATTTACAGAGTAATTATTGTTTTCTTCTTGAAATGCGTCAAATGGTTGTTGTAAAAAAATAGAAATGAAAGGAATAACAGGAGTGTTTTTCTCTTCCTCTGTGGAATTTATTAGTCTTCTTGTAGAAGTAGGTGTATAAATATTTACTTTAATATCGTCATCATTTATCATTTATTTAATATTGTTTAATATTAAATGTATTTATTTTAAATAAAATTAATTTAAATCTGAACTGAAAGTTTCCAAAACAGATTTCAATTTCTTCTTTGTTTCTGCTAATTGTTTTTTCAAATCTTCGTTTTCTTTTTCAAGAGAAACAAGTTTATCTTTAAGATCATTGCTAGAATTATTATTTAGCAATAAATTTTCAAGTTCCGGTAAAAGAGATTTTAATTTGTCTAAAAGATTTTTTGACTTATTTTCTTCTTTATTTTTAACTTCATTTTTAGTAGATTCTTGCTTTTTCAGAACTACTTTTTCATCTTCGTCCTCTTCGTCTTCATCTTCTTGATCTTCCTCCTCCTCTTCTTGATCTTCATCTTTTTCTTTTTCTTTTTCTTCACCTTGATAAGGAAAACCATATTTTTTACACATTTCTAATGCCTTTTCATCCAAAGGAATGAATGCATCATTTTCAATTCTTCCGATAACTGTCCTATCTTCCTGCGAATTTACAACCAATTGATAATCTGAAAGATAAACTTTGTCAAGTTTTTTATTTCTTTTCATTTTCAATGTTTTGATATCGACAGACATTTTAATAGTTATTGTAATGTTTTAAATTAAAATTTTTTCAATTTTAATTTTTAAAAAATTAATTAATTGGTTTTAATCTCTTAATTCTCAATCTCTTAATTCTCAATCTCTAATCAAGAAACCATCGGCATCTCTTTTTGCATAACAATTTTCAATATTATGACTATTTCTTCCACATCTTTGACAAAATAAGGTTTGTTTTGTTTTTACAGGATCTGAAGAAAAGAAATAAGAAAATCCCGCACTTATAAAGTCAAATACATTATCTGAAAACGTTTTTAAGGATGATTTTTCATTTTCTACAAATACATAATCTTCTTGTTTTGTAAATCTAGGAATTTTACATTCTCTCACAAAATGATTTTTATCTCCACAATTAAAACAATTATTATTACTTCCATTTAGAATTCGAGTCAATATTTCTCTGGTTTCTTTACTAAAATGAATCTGTGAAAATGATCCACCTCTTACATTTTCAATTCCATATTTATTCATATAAATAAAAGTATACTTATCCTCGTCGTAATCATCACCTTCTATAACTTCTATCAATCTCAAAGGTTTATAAAGTCTGGTCCATTCAGAACCATTGCCATTTTGATGATCTTCAAATCTAGAAGTTGGATTCGCTGTTTTTCCTACATAATATTTGTTATTTTCTAATTCTAATATATAAATGCAAACCATTTTTTACTTAGAGTAAAAAATAATTAAATAAAAAATAATTAAATGGACACTTTAGAAATATTGGAATTTTCTTCTAGAAACAGAAGAAATGTTTTGTAACATTCTTCTGTTTGAAAAATTATTTCTAAATAATTTCCATATAAAACAAATTTACAAATGATTTTATTCAAATTAAGATACTTTATTATTTCAAAAGCAAAATCTTGAAGAATAAGACTAATTTTAGTTGTAAATTGTTTTTCATCATTCTGTTCAAATCTTAGATTTTTAAGATAATCGTGTAAAAGTTTATATTCTTTAGATTCAGTATTTCTGGTTTTTGAAAGATTTTCAAATTCATCCATTATCATTTTGAGAGAATTTCTTATGTTTTTATCGACAATTTTCAAGTTTTCATTAAGGTTTGAAAATTCTTCTTTTTGATTGTGATAAATTTCTTCTAGAGGTGACATTTTTGGTAAATTCATTTTCTATTTTTACAATAGAAAAATTAAAAATCAATTTGTTGAACTAGTGAAGATACTATTGAACTAGAGAAGACATTATTAAAGACACTATTGAACTAGAGAAGACATTATTAAAGACACTATTGAACTAGAGAAGACATTATTAAAGACACTATTGAACTAGAGAAGACATTATTAAAGACATTATTGAACTAGAGATTATTTCATATTCTTTTGAAATTCTACAAATCTTTCGTATTCATTTTCATGTACAAAGATGATATCTAGACAAAAATCATAGATTCTATATTCACATTTAAAACCTTTATTGGAAATGAAATCAATCATTCCAAAAGAAAAATAAATATCTTGATTTTCAAAAGTATAAACATAGTTTCCATTCTTTCTGGTTTCAAATTTCATATATTTAATCATTGTAAGATAACTTCTTTCATTATAGATAGCAGTTATGAGAGAAATCTGTTCTTGAAGTACTGACATTTTCTATTTTAGAAATAGAAAAGTTAAAAATCAATTTTTAAAGCCACTATTGAAGAAACTATTGAACTAGAAAAGACACTATTGAACTAGAAAAGACACTATTGTCCACATAATAAAAAGTTTAAGAATTTACAAATTCATCTTCCCAGTCTAATAAAGCTAATGCTAAACAATAACCATGCCCAAAAGGATGTTTAGGATCATTTAACATTATTTCCATATTTG